GGGAGCCACCGGACCTGAGATTAATCCCGACACCATTTGGACGATTGAACAGTGTGAGGATGCGCTGGATCATCATGTGGAGTATTTTGTCCGAGGTCTGGTAAAGCTTTCACCCAATATTCAAACCGCACTACCGCGACGCATTGCCGCCGTGACAAGCTGGGTCTACAATTGTGGCCTAGGAAACTACCGAGTTTCCACGTTCAAAAAACGTATTGACGCGGGGGACTGGGACGGTGCAGCAGACCAATGTATGCTGTGGAATAAAGCTGCCGGTCGAGTTCTTCCCGGTCTCACGCGCCGCAGGGCGGCAGAAGCTGCATTGATGAGGTAAGCCGTGCCACTCAAAAAGATCTTACTAAAACCCGGAGTTAATAAAGAAAACACCCGTTACACTAACGAGAACGGTTGGTATATCTCCGACAAGGTGCGGTTTCGTCAGGGCACACCTGAAAAGATTGGTGGTTGGCAGCGCATCTCAGTTAATTCGTTTTTAGGTGTTTGCCGTAATCTTTGGAATTGGGTGACGCTGGGATTTGAAAACCTCATGGCGCTGGGTACTAACCTAAAGTTCTACGTTGAGCGTGGTGGGCAGTATATCGACATCACCCCCATAAGACAGCGCAACTACACAGCCTCATTAACAAACCCATTTACAACCAATACCACTGCCGGTACAGAAAATAAAGTCTCGGTTGCAGATACCGCGCATGGTGCACAAGCTGGGGATTTAGTTTATTTCACAGGTGCAACGGCTGTTGGTGGGGTACCTGCGGATGAGTTAAATACTCGTCATGTCATCACGTCAATAACCGATGCAAATAACTACATCATCACGGTAACTACAAACGCAACATCAGTAGCCACAGGTGGCGGCACAGTAAACGCTGAGTATTACATCAACACTTATGCGCTAGGTACAGATCCATTTACAGCAAACGGCACAACGACCGTAACGGTCACAGCCAACTCACACGGTGCGCTCAATGGGGATTTTGTAACTTTTAGCGGGGCTACAGGAACGTATGCCTCCATACTCAATGCTGAATTTCAAATCACCTATTTGACTTCTAATACCTTTTCTATCACAACGCCCTCTGTGCTTGCTGCCGGGACTTATGGTGGTTCGGCTGTCTTAGCGTCTTATCAAATTAATACTGGCCCTGTAATTCAAGGCCCACTTGTAGGTTGGGGTTCAGGTACTTGGGGTTCAGGTACTTGGGGGTTAAGTGCTACAAGCGAAGATGCACTGCGTATTTGGTCTTCTCAAAACTTTGGTGAAGATCTTGTGTTTGGCCCTCGTGGAGGCGGGCTGTATTACTGGGATGTGACTTCGGGGTTTTCAAGTCGGGGGGTAAATGTCGTCACTATGGTGGGTGCATCAGGAGTGCCGACTAAGCAAAATTATATTGTTGTATCTGATATTTATCGGTTCGTGTTGTGTTTTGGTACGAATGAATACTTATCGGGAACGCTTGATCCCATGCTTATTCGGTGGTCGGATCAGGAATCTGTGGTTGACTGGGTACCTTCGGCTACAAGTCAGGCGGGGTCTATACGCCTGTCAAACGGTTCTGAAATTGTTACTGCACTGCAAACACGTCAGGAAATTGTCGTTTGGACAGATTCTGCGCTTTATTCTTTGCAGTATGTTGGACCACCTGATGTTTGGACTGCTCAGCTCCTTGGGGATAATATTTCAATTGTTGGGCAAAACGCTAGGGCTGTTGCCTCTGGGCGTGTGTACTGGATGGGTGTAGATAAGTTTTACGTTTACGACGGTCGAGTGCAGACGTTGCGTTGTGATCTTCGCAGGCATGTCTTTAGCAATATTAATCTTGCCCAAAACCAACAAGTTTTTGCAGGGACTAACGAAGGTTTTAATGAAATTTGGTGGTTTTATTGCTCCGCTGATTCAACAGTCGTTGACTCTTATGTGGTGTATAACTACTTAGAAGATGTTTGGTATTACGGCTCACTTGGGCGTACGGCTTGGATTGATTCGGGGTTGCGGGACTATCCACAAGCAGCGACTTACAGCTACAATTTAGTCAGTCACGAATTAGGAGTTGACGACGGTACGACAGGTACATTGGAGCCAATTGCTGCTTATATTGAGTCTGCCGAATTTGATATTGAAGATGGGCAGAATTTTGGGTTTGTATGGCGCATGTTGCCTGATGTGACTTTTCAAGGTTCTAGTGCGGCTTCCCCCCAGCTTACGATGACGCTTTACGGTATGAATGGTTCGGGGTCTGGATTTAATCAGACCGCAAGTAAAGGTGTTACACGCACATCAACCGCAGTAATTGAACAGTTTACAAACATCATATACACCCGCATACGTGGTCGCCAAATGATTATGAAAGCTCAGTCTGATGGGTTGGGGGTAACGTGGCAGCTTGGCGCACCACGAATTGACGTTAATATTGATGGGCAGCGATGACTTTCCTCAGACAACCTGCGGTTCCAAACTTACCCCTTGCACCGGGGCAGTATCAGTCTGGCTATCAGGAACAGTTTAATAATGTCTTGCGCTTATACTTTAACCAGCTTAATAAAAATTTACTTTCGCTTTTTGGGCCTAACGGAGGGCAATACGTTGATTGCCCTAACGGGCTTTTCTTTAATACAGCCGACCTGACTTTTGCAGCAACTAACACAGCATATCCTATCGTCTTTAGTAACACCTACCTTAATAACGCTGTGCAACTTAGGTCAGGAAGTACGTCTGAGCTTGAAGTGACAATTCCTGGGGTGTATAACTTTCAGTATTCAGGGCAGGTTAAGACAACAAGTGCGGCGGATAAAAACCTGTATCTCTGGATTGCCCGAAACGGAACGGATATAGGCTACTCAACTCATGCTTGGACATTTCACGACAACGACCACTATGCTGAAATCAGTTGGAACTTTAATATTGATCTTGATGCCGGGGAATACATTGAGCTTCAAATTGCCGCTGATAGTACAGCTATTCGTTTAGACGCCGAAGCAGCTACGTCTCCGCATCCGGGTATACCATCGAGCGTTTTAGCGGTAAACTTCATAGCACCGTTGCCTGATCCCCGCCCAACACCTCCTTGATCATGAGCACATCCGCTAAAACCCTGACTCCTGAGCAGATTGCTGCCTTGCAAAAAGCGCAAGGTATTGCACAGCAACAGGCGTTAGATAAATATTTGTCAGAGCGAGTAACGCAGTATGGTGCAACACCCAAAGGTGCCAAGTCTGACACAGGCTGGACTGCGGGGGAGGCGCTGGCTAATCCGTTTGCGGGGTTAAAAGATTTTGGTAAGAAAAACGTCGATATTTACGGCACAGATGAACTAATAGGTAACGTAGTAGGGCAGGAAGAAAGAGCAAAAACCGCTAGCGATCTGATGCGGGAGAAGTTTGGTGAGCAGTTAGGGCATAAGTCCACGTTTACCAAAGCGTATAAGAAAGATGAAAAAGGTAATCCTGTTGAAGTAGAGCTAGATTCCCTTACGCCAGAAGAACTTAACTCTGGCAATGTTGTGCTGTTCATGGGTGGTAAGACAGGCGGTGAAAGCCGCGAGCGCATGGCGCAAGCCTACATACCCAAAGGCGATAAACTAATCCCAATAGGTGACCCAAAGTATTACAAAGGCGAGCACCCGGATGCTAAGAATGTAGCTACAGCGTTAAAAGTTGGGTCTTTGCTTGCTATACCTTTTGGTGGTGTTAGTGGGCTGCTTAGCGGGGTTACTGGGACTGCTGGTGCAGCAGGTGCAGCAGGTGCTGCGCTTGGCGAGCTTGGGATTAATACAGCAGGTAGCGGTCTTGCAGGTACGTTAGCCAGTGCGGGGCTCCCATCTTTTGCGGCTGACGCTGGAGCTAAAGCTTTAGTATCTGGGGTTCTTAGTGGTGGGCTTGGGAAATTATCCGGGCAACCATTTTCCACAGGGTTTAAAACCGGCGCTACATCTTCGTTAGCTTCCGATGTGATAGGTGCGGGGGTTAACAAAGTTGCTCCTGATATGTTTAAGGGGCTTGGTTCTTTAGGGGTACCCGCTAAGTCCATAGCTACATCGGCTTTAACATCAGGGGTGTTAGGCCGACCTTTTGATCTTGGGCAAGCAGCCAAAGGTGCTGCAATTAATTATGGGTTAAACCAAGCAATTAGCGCGGGTGGGAAAGAGTTAGGCATTGATCCTAAACAGCAAGCTGCTCTGATGAAGTTTTACAATTTTGCTGCCCCGCTAATTGCAGCGCGGCGTAAGTCGGGAGGACCATGATGGCTAGCGATTATGATGAATTGTTTAGTGGTGGAGATAATGTTGATCTTGCTGGGGGGTTAGATTTTCCTCCGGCGGTCGACTTAAGTAATATCGATTTAAATTTATTGGACGCCAATTCTCCCGTTGGTTCTGGGCTATTTGATGCTGCTGGAAATATTAACTTAGAAAACATTGGTGCGTTAACTACAGACCCAGAACTTTTTCAGGCGTTTCAGGCCGCGTTTCCAGAAGATGCTGTACTGCTTAAAGACCTAATGGGTGGGGATTATGGGTTTGCGCCTGTTGGCGCAGATAACCCTCCAACTACAGGTGTAGAAGGTGCCGGGTTTCCCGGCGAAGGTATTAAATCTGGCGTAAAACAGTGGGACGATGCTGCTACAAAAGCAGGGGTGGAACTTACAGATACATCAGGCACAAAAAGTCTAATAGATAAAGTAAAAGGTGGCATTAAAGATTTAACTGGGCTTGATGCAGGTGACGCAGCTAAATACGCTGCTTTGCTTGCTGCTGCGAAATTGGCTTACGAAGATGCTCAAAAAGCTAGAGAAGAAGCGCGGGGATGGTCTGCTCCGGGGGGGTATTCCAAGAAAACAGTTACAGGTGCAGGTGGCGTTACTGGGTTTAAGAAAGCTGCGATGGGAGGTGGAATTGGGTCATTGGAAATGGCGAGGGGAGGACGTGCACTACCACCACGATACCTCAACGGACACTCAGACGGCATGGAAGACAAAGTCCCAGCGCATATTGACGGTAAAAGACCTGCTGCACTTTCTGATGGCGAGTTTGTTATTCCTGCTGATGTTGTTAGTCATCTTGGGAATGGGAATTCTAACGCAGGTGCGAAACGCCTTTACAAAATGATGGATCGTATTCGTGCTGCACGAACAGGTAACCCTAAACAGGGTAAGCAAATTAACCCTGACAAATTTATGCCGAGGTAATCATGGCACTTACTCTCCCTTCAGGCTGGGCAAACTACAAACCTAATCAAAAAATTGAGTGGTTTAATGCTAATGGTGTTACTCCTGATGATTTAGCAAGTATTGGGGTTACCGCTGATGAAATTGATTGGATGTTGGCTAATGGGTTAAAAGATAACCCCAGCGCAGAAATTGAAAACAAAGTTAGCGCAAGTACCGCCCAAGATCTCAAAGCACAGGCTGATCAATCATATGCTACCCGTATTGAAGATTTAACCGAAGATTTAGGTGTGCCTAAATTTGTTGTTGCTAATTATGTTAATCAAGGGCTTGCCAATCAAGAGATAGTTTCTGAAATTGCAAAAAACCAACCCACTAGTGCCGTAGCTCAGATTGCCCAAATAGCTAACAACCCCAACGCCACAGTGCAACAAAAAGCTGAGCTATATAACGATCTACAAGAACTTTTTCCAACTCAATCAAACGATTATATTGACAATTTAATTAATACTGTTGCAGGGGAACAAAAAGCAGAACATCTTAAATATCTTGCAGCAGCTTCGGATGTACAAGATGTGACATCAGGCACTGTGCAAGATAAAGCAAGGATGTATAATAGTTTGCTTAATCAGGGTTTTGACGCAACTACTGCTGCACAAATTATTAAAGATGCTACAGGACAAGCTCCAACTGCTAAGGATATGGGGTATTTAACCGATGCAGCTAAAGTTCAAAACCTAGCAACGTCTACTGATGCCAATGCTAAAGCTGATTTTTATAACGAGTTACTAAAGCGTTACGATCCTACGGCAATTGGGAATTTGTTTACTGATGCGTTGGGTAAACAACAGTCAGCTTCTGATATGAAGTATTTAATGGAGTTGGCGCAACAACGACAAACCGCAGCTACAACTGCACAAACTGAACTAGAAAAACAAAAAGCTGCTGATAAAGCGGCTGCTGAACGACAACAAACAGCTATAAAACAAGCAGAGGGATACCAAGGCACTTTAGAAGGTGGCGCTGGGGTTGATTTTAAAGGTTCGTCGGGGCTAAGAGAGTTTTATGGCCCATACGTTACGGATTACTTATCGCGTATGTCTGGGCTTTTAGCACGACGTGATATAGATCCAATAACAAAGCAACCTGCATTTACAGGCCCGCAGTTTGGTGGTACGGGCGTGGGTGGATACGGCACTGAATCAGCGCAAACATTAAAAGATCTTCAGACCCAACGTGAAAATATGATGGGTATGGGTACAGGGATTAACGCAACACCTGCTTATCAGCCTTATAAATATTCTTTTGCACCTACTAAAAAAGCAGCTAGCGGTGGCATTATGTCGTTGATTGAGGGGTATGCTGACGGTGGTATGGCAGGGGGGCAGACTGTGCTTTCTACGTTTACTAAGCCAACAGGTACGTATCAACAATCAACTTACAACCCCACACAAACTGCTGGATATGTTGCGCCGGGGACGTATCAGCCTGGAACTATTAGTAATACGTTTGATGCTACTACGGCTGGTGCATACAAAGGCCCGCAAGTTGGCGAAGAAATAACTAGTACGTTTGCACCTACAGGTTTATATACCGCTGGAACTATTGGTAACAAATTTGATGCTACTACGGCTGGTGCATACAAAGGCCCGCAAGTTGGCAAAGAAATAACTAGTACGTTTGCACCTACAGGTTTATATACCGCTGGAACTATTGGTAACAAATTTGATGCTACTACGGCTGGTGCATACAAAGGCCCGAAAGTTGGCGAAGAAATAACTAGTACGTTTGCACCTACAGGTTTATATACCCCTGGAACTATTGGTAGCGAGTTTGATGCTACTAAGGCTGGTGCATACACAGCCCCAACTGGTAAAGGAATAACTAGTACGTTTGCTACACCTACAGGTTTATATACCCCTGGAACTATTGGTAGCGAATTTGATGCTACTAAGGCTGGTATGTACACAGCCCCAATTGGTAAAGATACAATTACGTCAACTTATACTGACCCCGCTAATTTATATAAAGCAGGAAATATAGGATCTACCTATGATCCTAATACAGGTTTATATAGCGGTCCCGGTACTGGTATAACTACAGAAACATTTAATACAGCAGCTTTACAGCGATTAATGTCGCCTTATATGTCGGGCGTTGTTGATCCTCAAGTAAGAGAAGCTCGTAGGCAGGCTGAAATAACTCGACAAGCCCAAGCAGCAAGGATGGCTAAAGCTGGATCGTTTGGAGGGTCACGTCAGGCTATTTCAGAAGCTGAGCTTAATCGCAACCTTGCTACGCAGCTTGAGGATATTTATGGTAAAGGGCAGCAAGGTGCTTTTGACGCCGCGCTTCGTGCGTTTGAAGCCGAGCAAGGAAGAAAGTTGCAAGCAGCAACCGCTACTGAAACTGCTCGTCAGGAAGCAGGTAGACAAGCACTAACCGGAGAAGAAGCGGAAACTCGCTTTGGATTACAAGCAGCAACTGCTCAAGAAGCTGCTAAACAAGCAGCAGGTCAACAAGCACTTACGGCTGCTACTACTGGGGCTGAACTTTCACAACGAGGTCAGATTGCTCAAGAGGCTGCTAAACAAGCAGCAGGGCAACAAGCTTTATCTGCTGCACAAACGGCGGGCCAATTAGGATTACAAGCAGCAACTGCTCAAGAAGCTGCTAAACAAGCAGCAGGCCAGCAGGCACTAAGTGCTGCACAAACAGCAGGCCAATTAGGATTACAGGCAGCAACTGCTCAAGAGGCTGCTAAACAAGCAGCAGGGCAACAAGCTTTATCTGCTGCTACTACTGGGGCCGAACTTTCACAAAGAGGCCAGATTGCTCAAGAGGCTGCTCGACAAGCAGCAGGCCAGCAGGCACTAAGTGCCGCACAAACAGAAGGTCAGTTGGGATTACAAGCAGCAACTGCTCAAGAAGCCGCACGTCAAGCTGCGGGGCAACAAGCACTTACGGCTGCTACTACTGGGGCCGAACTTTCACAAAGAGGCCAGATTGCTCAAGAGGCTGCTCGACAAGCTGCCGGTCAACAAGCACTAAGTGCTGCACAAACAGCAGGCCAATTAGGATTACAAGCAGCAACTGCTCAAGAAGCCGCACGTCAAGCTGCGGGGCAACAAGCTTTATCTGCCGCACAAACAGCAGGTCAGTTGGGATTACAAGCAGCAACCGCTCAAGAAGCTGCTAGGCAAGCTGCGGGTCAGCAGGCGCTAAGTGCCGAAGAAATAGCAGGGCGTCTAGGACTACAAGCAGCAACTGCTCAAGAACAAGCTAAGCAAGCAGCAGGTCAGCAGGCGCTAAGCGCCGCAGAAATAGCAGGGCGTCTGGGGTTACAGGGTTCTGAATTGTCTGAACGCTCTAGGCAGTTTGCCGCTCAGTATGGGTTGGATGTGGCTAAAACTTCTGCACAGTACGACCAGCAAGCTCGTCAGTTACAACAACAAGCCGAGGAAGCGCAAGCTAGAGGCGATCAGTTTGGGGCAAGTCTTGCATTGCAACAACTCCAAGAAGCCCAACGTGCTGCTGAAGCCTCTCGTGCATTTGAATACCAGCAAGCGCGTGATACATACTTAGATCCATTCCGTGAGCTTGGGTACGCAAATCAATTGCTAGCAGGGCTTCCAGTTAGCGCGGGGGCAACGGGTATTAGCCCATCAACTGAAGCAATCATTAGTGCGCTTGGTCTTGGTAACTTACTGGGTGTGGGCGGTGCCACTAAAGCATCCGACCGCCGTCTAAAGACTGACATTAAACCGATTGGTATGTTTGACGATGGGTTGAAAGTTTATAGTTACCGTTACAAGTCTGGTGGGCCTGTGCAGATCGGCGTTATGGCAGATGAGGTAGCTGTATTAAGACCACAGGCGTATATCAAAGGTGGTGCTGGTGATGGGTTCGATGCTGTTGATTATTCAAAGCTGTAGGGGGTAAAAATGCCAATTCCATTCCCACCCGGCGGGCCGCAAGTTCAATCTGCACTGCAAAACCCTGCACAGTTCCCTGACCAGAAACTTCAGCAATATGCTCAAGGCCAACAACCTACAGGGCAGGTGCCACCACCACTCGCGGCTAATGAATTAACAATTCGTAATGCTCAACGGCAAGCTGCTGCAAGACAGACAGCGATGCAAAACAACCCTGCAAACAGTCCAACGATCTTCCAACAAAAGGACGCAGAACTTGCTGCTATGAAGCAGCAGATGCAACAAATGCAACAACAAACGCAACAAAAAGAGCAGCAGCTTGGTGTGCTCGGTGCACTCATGGCTAAAAAAGCTCAGGACATGCAAGCTCGTGAATCAATGGGTGTAGCTAACTTACCCGTACGTCCTGATATGTTCACTGCGATGGATGGCGGGATTGTATTTGCTCATGGTGGTGGAGTTGAAGGGTATGCTCGGCGCGGGTTAGTGCAAGACCTTGGGACGCTAGAAGATCGGATGGCTGAAGGGTTTACCGAGCGGGGCATCGATAGGATGGTCAATGAGGAAGAGGAAGAAGACCCTCTGCAACGCCGCATACGCAATATTGAAAAAGCTGCTGAACGCCGCAGGCTAAGCGCAGAGTCTGCGCTGTATACACCTGAGCAAAAAGAAGAGCTAGAAACTAAAGAACGCAAACGCTTAGGTGAGCAGTACAGTAAATACAAACAAGGTATTGCAGGGTTAGATGAAGAAAGTGCTGCTGCTATCCGTGGTAAACCTGCGAATACTATGCAAGGTATAGCTGCGGGTCTAGCTGCGCTTCCTGCTGACTTGAGAAATGTTCGTCTTGCTGGGCTTATGGCTAAGCTATCTGGTGGTGTTGCCGGTGAACGTGCCAAAGCTGAAGAGCGTGAGCGCGAAGCTAACAAGTATCTTATTGATGCTAGACGCAAAGCTGCCGCTGCGGATCTTGCCGAAGAGCGCAATCAAACCACCCTTGCACGGGCGCTTCGTAAGTCTGAACAAGATGACCTCCTTAAAGCTGATGAACTTCGTGGTCGTGCAGCCGCTACTGATATAGAGAGTCAGAGAGCTGCTGCGGCGCTGGAAGAAACCCGTAGAGGGGAGGACCGAAGAGCTAGAGAAGCTGCGGAAAAGATGGCGTTAGACAGAGAGAAGTTTAAATCTGATAAAGCTTACCGCGATGGTGAACGTGCGTTTAAAGAGAAAATGGTTAGGCTTGAAGCCAGCTTACGGCCAAAAGAGTTTTATACACAGCTTCTTGGGATGGCAACTAACCCTCAAGATCCTAATTACGAGTTTGCTAAGAATTTACTTGAAGCTCGTGGGGGCCGTGGCGGTGCAGGTTCTGATAGGCGTATGACTTTAAATGAAGCCACAGATAATGTAAAAGATTTAATATTAAACACTGACATTATTAAGCAAGAACAAGCTAAAGACAAAGCCGCAGGCAAACCTATAAGAGATGTGCAAACAATTAGAGATGATTTAATTAAGCAAGAGTTAGAAAGAGCAGAAAGATTTGGTGGCGTTGCAGGTACACCTAAATCTGGAGCCACCTCTACATCTCACCCCGCAGATAAATATAAATAATTTATGGCTTCGCTACCTTTACCAACTGTAGGGGAAGTGGTTGATGGTTACCGCTTTCTTGGTGGAAATCCTGCAAATAGAAGCAGTTGGGAAAAAGTTGCGCTCCCCCCACCCAAAGTGGGGGAAGTTGTTGACGGGTATAGATTTAAAGGTGGCACCCCTAGTGATCGAGCTAGTTGGGAAAGAGTTGGTAGAGAGCCCACTTATTTACCAGAAAAACCAGAATCTGAATCAGTATTTCGTCAGGTTGCTGATGTACCTTTAAGTATTGCCAAGGGAGCAACACAGGGTGTCCGTATGATTGCGGATGCTTTTGGTGCTGGCAGCGAAACCTCAAAGACAATCAAAGGTGCTGAAGACTATCTAGCTGGTTTGATGTCGGCGCAGTCCAAGAATGATTCTAAAGAAGTTGCTAGGATCATGAAGGAGGCCGAAGACAAAGGCGTTCTTGAGAATGTAAAAGCAGGACTAAAAGCGTTTACTGTTGCGCCTGTCGATTTACTTACTTCTGCTTTAGGCACCGCTGCCCCTGCGGTTGCAGCTACTGTATTAGCTACAATAAGTGCTCCTGCCAGTATACCCGCTGCTATTATCACTGGAGGCACTGCGCTTGGTCTTGGCGCTGTTATGGGTGCAGGTACCGTTAAAGGTACGATCTATGAAGAAACTAAGAAAGCTCTTAAAGAAGCTGGTGTTGATGAAAAGAAAGCAGAAGAAACTGCGTTAAAAGCCCAAGAGTACGGCGGCAAAAACTTAGACATGATTCTTGCCGGTGCTGGATTTGGCGCACTTGCTAATCGTTTTGGGGCTGAAAAGCAGCTTATCGGTGCACTAACAAAGAAAATCGCTACTAACGTAGCAGCTAAGGAAGCAGCAGAAGCTGCGACTAAAACCGGTGCTGTTGCCGGTGCTAAAAAATTTGCTGCTGAATCAGCTAAAGAAGCTCTACCGGAGTTTGCCCAAGCAGGACAAGAGAAGCTCGCAGAAAATATTGCGCTACAACGTGTAGGAGAAGAAGAAGGCATTAAGGCATTGGCCGAAACGCCAACGATGCGGGGTGTGGTGGGTGCTGCTACGCTTGAAGCTCTTGCCGGTGCTGCATTAGGTGGTACGTTATCTACGAGAGAAGCTTTACAGATTGCTCGCGGTAAAGGGGCAACCGATGAAGAATTACAACAACTCCAAGCTAAGATTGATGCGGAGCAAGTAGCAAGACAAAAAGAAACTAGGCTGGAAGAATTAACAGCTAAAGCACAAGGCACTTCAGAAAAAGTAATTGATACACCAGAGGGTAAAGTAGTTATACCCGCAGTAGACCCTCAATTTTTGACTGACGAAGAGCGAAAAGAATACACGGCGCTTCGTGCAGAAAAAACACCCGCAACCCCAGAACAAAAAGTAGCGGAAGCTACTACCAAAGTTGACGCATTGACTTCGCGGGTTGATGAACTTACTGATCAATACATAGCTGCTGGAGATCCCCCTGATCAAGCCAAAATCAAAGCCGCTGCTCAAGCTGCGGAGGAAGAGCGAAACGACCAAGAAGCTGAGCAAGCTTTATCCGAACTTGCAGAAGTTCAAACCGAAGCCGGAAAGGAGGCAGAGGATGCTGCTAAAGCTATCGAACAAGGAGGTGGAACAAGCGTTCCAGTTTCTGGCGAACCCGTTGGAGGAGTACCCCCCGGAGGAGTTGAGCCACCTGTCACCGCTGGAGTGGAACGCCCTGCACCTGCTACTGAAACAACTGTACGAAGAGAAGAGCCACCATCCGGTGCAGTAGAAACCACGCCTAAAGAGGAAACCCCCAGTGTCGTTACGCCCACAGAAGCCGTCGAAACAAAAGAAAAAGAAGTACCATCCGGTGCAGTAGAACTTGATCCTTTATTGGATCAAGCAAAAGATATAGTAATTACAGCTCAAAGAGCTTCCCCTTCGTTAATTCAACGTGGGTTAGATGTTTCGTTTAATCGTGCACAACGCATTCTTGAACAACTAGAAACAGAAGGTGTAGTTTCTGCGAGTGGCCCCAATTCCGTCCGTACTGTTTTAGCTGAAAAACCTCCTGCTTTAGAAACACCAACTACACAAAAAGAAGAGCCACCATCCGGTGCAGTAGAGTCTTTAGAAGATCTTGTAGCTCAAAACGCAAAAATTTTTGCTGAGCTACAAGATGTGATAGCTCGCAGAGATGAAGTAAAAAACGCTAGAGCTAAATTATCAGAAATTCCTGATATTCGTGTCCCGGACGAAACCCCACCATCGTTTTCTGGTACGTATGTTGAACAGGCTAAACAGGTTGCTGATTATGCTGCCAATCGTCTAAAACTTTTAGAAGCTGCTGAAAAACAAAATGCGGAAAAAGATCGATTAAAAAAAGAAAGCGACAAATTATATAAAGAAGAAAACGCGCTAGTAGATAAACTTCTTGAAAGTAATATAAAAATAGACAATATACAAACAAAGGAAACCCCTAGTGTCACTACGCCCCCTGAAGCCCAGCAAGCAAAAGAAGAAGGAACAGCAGCGCCTGCTGAAGGAACAGAAGTGGCAAAGCCTGCCGCAAAAGCTAAACCTCCCAGTGAGCCAAAGGCAGCAGCCCCTCAAGTAACGATCATCAATCAGTACCCCGGCAAGAATAAAGACGGTCAGAATACGAAAGATCTTGTCCTCTCCAACGGAGAGACCGTTACTATTACTAATGTGGGCGAAGGGCGTAAGCCTAAGTGGGTCAAGCGTGTAAACGGTGAGGAAGAAGTTCTTGGTACTAACTTAAAGGATGCGTTTCTAAAAGTTAGATCCGATGCTGTACCCACTGGCCCTGCGCCTAAGCGTGGTCCGAAACCCAAGCTGACTGAAGAAGAGAAACAAGTCCGTGCCGTTGAATCGGGAATGCGTACCGAAGAACTCAACGCTGTTGAAAACATTATTCTTTCTACTAAGAAGCTAAAAGGTTCTGACCGCCCCGGCTTGGCTACGATGTTGGATCTGTTCCTTGGCCCAAGACCTGAATCTAAAGCTTCGATGCAGCAGTATCACGATACCTTTATGAAAGGTATTGAGGGTCAGTTTTCAAATATTGGTAATCCAGAAGCAAGAACAGAAGCTCTTAACGACTACGTATCTAGAGCAGTAACTCCTGTCTTAGAAGAGCTGCATCGTATCGGCACTGATCCAAAGTATGCGAACACCCGCATCCGCGAACTTGCCATGAGCAATTTTGAGCGTGGGCCTAGCAACATTAAGAAGGGCATCATAGCGCGAGCCGAGCGCCGCAAAGAAGCTGCCAAGCCGGTGGAGAAAACAGAAGCTGTTAGTGAAGAACCTATAGTCACACCTCAAGCCCCCACTGGTCCTGCACCTGTAGTTACTACCAAGGCTAAAAAGCGTACGTACGTGAAGCCTGAAGGTGGCCCCGGTGCGCTTGCTCAAGCGGACATTTTAGACACCGAGTTGCAGTCAACTAGCCCTGATGTAAATCCAAAGATTGAGGCTGGTGCGCCTAAGACAGGTAAAGATGCTGCCCAGATTATTGCAAAAGATCCTAAGAGCAATAAGTTTGAAAGAACCTTAGCGCAAAAACTAATGTCTGCGTTGGGGAACATAAAATTTGTAATTGTCTCTAATAGCTCTAAGCAAGGGCTTATTGATAAGTTCAAAGAGAAAAAAGCCAAAGGGGTGTTCATACCTACTAAAGATATAATTATTGTAGCGGGAAGCAATCTGTCGGGGGTGGGACAAGGCGTAAACAATCAGACTGTTTTACATGAGCTACTACACGCAGGGACTGCGGTAAAAATTTACGAAGGTGAGCAGATTGTAGAAGCTGACCCTAGAAGTACAGATCCAAGGGTGCTTGCGTATCGTAAATTAGTACGGTTAATGGCGGCGGCACGGGACGCAGCCGATGATGCGTTTAAGCTTCCTGATGGTCATCCATACAAAGAATTTGTAAAGAGCTTAAATCAAAAGTTTACCAAAGGTAAAGCTCTGACTAATGTAAATGAGTTTTTAACTTACGGTATGACTGATGGGGACTTTCAACAGTTCTTAAGCACCGTGCAGTTTGGTAAGACGCAAAGCGTCATGAGCACTTTCGTAGCTACGATCAGACAGCTACTTGGGATTAGCAAAAATGATGAGTCTGCGCTTGCAAATCTTATTGAAGTAACAGATACCCTCTTGTCGTTAGAGCCTTCCGTTGCCGACGCGCAGGCTAAAATAGAAATACTCTCCCAGAAAAAAGACGTACAAACCGCCGCCGACGTACAAGTTAAATATGCTAACGACGTAATCAACACGCCTCGTAGCCAAGGTCCGTCTGTATCTGCACTTAACCAAGCTGTAGCTAACGGTATGGATCTATCTAGTCAGGCTGAGCTTGCTGGTGCTATTGCAGAAGGTGCGATGTCTGGTGCTAGGAAACATATCCTTGGTGCGTTTACTCCTAGCCAACTTGCAAAGCTTGTTAAAGACAAAGTCCCTGCGCTTACTCGCGTGGTCGATCTTGGTAGGAAGTTCAACGCTAAGCGTCAGAAGTACCTCGATGAAATGAAAAAAACTATGAAGCCGTGGCTTAAGCTTCAGCGCAATGACCGAGAACAAAGTCAGTTGCTTGCCACCCTCATGCACTTAGCTACGGTTAACGGCATAGACCCAAGCATTCCTGCTAATGAGCGTGTAGCATCCACGCCGCAGTCAGATACGTTAGATGATCTGTGGGAAAAGCTTGGCGAACCAGCGCGTGAAATCTACATCGATGTGCGTGACTACTACGCTAAGCAATACGATAGATATAAAGATCTTTTAGAAAAACGCATCCAAGCTATGGGGATCTCCGACGAGGAGAAGACCAAGTTTATGGATTTGCTCAAAAAAGAATTTGAAGTGGGTAAAGTAGCTCAGCCTTACTTCCCTCTTATGAGATATGGAGAGAACTGGTTGCGTGTTGGCAAAGGCAAAGACATGGAGTTTTATATGTTTGAGTCTGCCTCTGAGCGCAACCGCTTCGCTATCCGCAGGGCTAAGGAGATGGGTAAGCCACTGAAGGATTTGTACGAAGATGGAACGCTCAAGCGTGGCGACCAGCTCAAGAACATGATGGAAGAAACATTCACCGATACGACAAAGTTAAAAGAAGTTCTCGCTGCGGTAGACAAGTTGGGCATCGACACCGATAAAGCATCAATCAAAGATGAGATCTATCAGATGTACTTGCTGACACTGCCAGAGAAGAGCTTCCGCAAACAGTTTATTCATCGTAAAGGCACAGCGGGTTTCAGTGCAGACGCACTGCGTAACTTTGGTACTGCGGGTTTCCGCATGTCCAACCAGCTTGCCAAAATGGAGTACCAACCCCAGATCGTCAATACGCTTGATGAAGCAAGAGAGTCTATCAAGGATGACCCCGACGCATCTAAGTACCGTCCTTATATTGAAGAAGTAGCAGCCGACTTTGACGCTGTGGTTAATCCAAAGAACGAGAACTCAATCCTGAACTTTGCAGCCAACGGACTATCGACGCTTAACTTCTTCTATTACATGAGTTCGATCTCGTCTGCTCTGACGAACATGACTTCGTTGCCTGTATTTGGTTACCCCACACTGCTTGCTGAGTACGGCAAAACTCCGGGCGGCGCAAAGGATGTGCACAAAGAACTTGTGCGGTTCATGAATATTTACAAAGAAGTTGGGTTCCGACGTAAAGGTGGGGATAAGGATAGGATAGAAAAGATCAAAAATTCTGATCTGTCCCCTGAAGAAAAAGACAAACGTATCCTTGAAGAGGAACGTAAAACCGAATACGTAATGCCCTCTATTCGTATGTCGCTAACAAATGCCGACGAGATCAAAGCCTATAACGAGTTTGCAGGGGATAACCTATTCTCTTTCAATCGTTCAATGGACTTACTTAACATCGTCAAGTCCCCTTCCCAAGAAGCAACTAACCCTAACATTTTGAAAGTGCCTGTGCAAAAGGCAACGGATTTTGTATCTGGAATATTTTCCATGACGGAACAACTGCCACGAGAGATGATGGCTATGGCTGCTTACCGTCTGGGGCGTAGTCAGGGTTTATCGCACGACGAAGCTACTAAGAAAGCTTTGGATCTGACGCACGATGCGATGTACGACTACTCCATGTTTGATACACCCAGATATTTCCGTGGGCCAATAGGAAGAACCATCTTTCAGTTTAAGAAGTTCTCGCAAAATACAGCGTTCTACCTCACGACTAACTTCTTGCAAATCTTCAAAGGTGCAGATTCTACGATTAGGAATCAAGCTGCAACGAGGTTCTTTGGCACGTTGGGCATGACGGGTATGTTTGCGGGTCTGACGGGTATGCCGCTGTACACGGTGATGTCTACCGTTGCCGAGAAAGTGTTAAGCGCCTTTGGTGATGACGATGACGATGAAGATAGTACAATCTTCCAGATTCGCAAGTACGGATATGACCTTTGGTTTAAGAAGTGGCTGTCTGAAAACTTTGGTGCTAACGTAGCAACCTATGTCGCTATGGGTCCGGTTACTGGATTAACAGGTGCAGATTTCAACTCGCGGGTAAAACTTAACGATTTGTTCTTCCAAGATTGGGAATTTAAAGGATTGCTCGGTCCAAGTTTTGGCATGTTTGAAAACGCCCAACGCGCTTATGACAGATTCAAAGAGGGTCAGACAGAACGTGCCATTGAGACCATGATGCCTGCGTTCATCAGGCAACCGCTGAAAGCGTATCGCTTTAGCGAAGAAGGAGTAAAGACTCCAAAAGGCTACGAGGTTGTAGCTAAAGAAGACTTGGATTGGATGGACATTGCCATGCAAGGTATTGGTTACTCGCCAATCAAAGTATCTGCAAAGCAAACTGAGAACTTTAAGCTTAAGAAGCTAGAGCAGGAACGGGAAGAAGAGCGCACAGAACTGCTGAAGCGTTCGGTCTATGCGCGGCGGGGTATTTCTGACGAAGACCCCGATGATATTCAGGAAGACATTGATAAGTTCAACAGTAAGTTTCCCAACCGTCGAATCCTTCCTGTAACCATCATGCAGTCGGATCAGGCTAGGCGCAGACAGGAACGTGCCGTAGACCAAGGGTTGTATATTGCAAACCCGATGAACCGACGCGAACTCTTAGAGCTGAGAGCTAAAGAGTAAAAAAAATCCCCGCAGGAGAACGGGGATGAAAGACTCGTCGTGAGTCGAGGAGACAGCATGGACTACAGCGCGGAGTATACAGTTAAACTCTCCAAACGCGAACCCCTTGTATTCCTTCCTCCACGACTGTTTTCATAACAACCTTAAACCGCATCCGTCGCATCTCGTCACGGATTACGACTTTAGCCGCAGCGCAATCTAAGCAGGGTATAAAAAACGAACTACCCTTTACGAAGTTGCGCCAGTTGACATTAAAGTTAACTTGATGCACTAGCATCAGCAGGCACAATCATTTCCTCAACATCGAGGAAGTTTCCGTTATTGCAATCAAACACCAAGCAGTAGACAGGTGGCGCTGTGACCTTCATGCCCTTGGTGATGCGCTTAACTTCAGAAGCAATCAGTACCTTATTGTCTTCTAGCTTACGAGTAAGCTCTCTGTAAGTTATCTGAGCCTTGGCGCAGTCTGCCCTGAAGTGTTTAGCATTGATATACATTCGCTTCGTGTCTGGCTCATAGCGTATAAACAGTGGGCCTTTGGGTTCTAGTATGGGTGCGGGAGACATCTGTGTGCGCGAGTCAACCTCTGCATTGACGACAAGGATGTTTTGCATGTGCCTGCCGATGTAGTCACCGATGACGCTTGTTACATTATCAAGTGGAGGACGTACATGCTGACGCAGGATTTGGATTTGCTTTGTAACCCATACATAAATGTTCCGCATGTCATAGTCATGCAACCCGATCTCTTTAGCTATGAGACCTCCTGCTATGTTGCAGGCAATGAGTGCAGACCAGAACCGCTCACGAGAAGTTAGTCTGACTTCCTTATCAATCTTAGCTTGGACTGACCGTACCATGTTGGTGACGTAGTCCTTGTTGTTGACTAGATAGGAGAAGTAAATGTCTGCCGCGTGTCCGTAGTTGTTCTCTAACTGCACATCAAACATTTGCTTGGCGTACTGCTCGTCGATACCACTGCTATAAATCACATACTCAAATACCCGCATCATCTCGCCATCAACTGAATCTCGTGCGATCTGTAGCTTGTCGTAAAGGCTAGCGTTGGAAGTCATAATTTCTATAAGCTCCCACCGCTCTGTGTTTGATCGAAGCTGATTGACGCTCGCTTGCGCCCGCTCTTTGTCACGGCCTTGAGTTACTTGGTAGAGGTGCGACCCGATGTCTTCTGCCGGAACCTTAGTCACTTCATCGTAGGTGTGGCATAGGTTATTAAATATAGCTAGCTTGCGGGCCACTGCATTCTGTGTGTCCTTCCACATAGACATAAGCTCTGTGGGTTTACCGATAACGCTATTGATCACACGAAGGATTGTTGATTTACCTGGGCCTGAGTCTCCACTAATTAAGTTGATAGCAGCACCGCGAATCCCAGTAAACTTTAGTAAGGGGCTACCAAATGCTGTTAATGCAGCATAAGCATAAGGTTCCAAACCTTCTTTGCCATAAACATTAAAACATTCTTTCCACTTATCAAATTCACCGAATGCAACCATGTTTGGCGCAAACTGATCCGTCGATGCCGACGGAGGACTGTAGTGAATGCCCGACGCTGTTATCTCTCTATCGCCGACGATGAACTTGCTGTCACCGTCGCACCATCCAAATTGAGTTCTCATCTTGTCAGCCTTTCTGCTTACCTGTAGTTCTTTAACAAAAGTCATTACGTAATTCAGCAAGAGTTCCTGCTGCTTAGCTGTTGCTGCTACTCCCCTTTCTGCTAGCGCCTCGCGTAGCTTCTCCTTAACTACGACTGATGTGAGCGGTACAGAAAATTCTTTTACCCCATCTTGCGGAAGATGAAGTTTGAACACCACCATCTCGCCTTCAATGGGATGCACCATCCTTCGGATGACATAAAGATCGTGTTCGTATACAACCTGCGCGTCCTCCTCTTCCGAGATTGGACGCTTATAAACACCCCCTGTCTTGCCCCTAAAATAGGGAAACGGGTATTCGGGTACAGAGTGAACAATCGCAGGCTCATCGTCTTCAGTTTCTTCAATGATTTCGTTAGTCGTAGCTTCAGCAATCTCAAGCCCAAGAAGGATCGGACCTTTGATCTTGCCTTTGTGTATGCACTCGTCACAACCGCCGGAGTTAAACTTTTCAAACGTAGCGCAACTGTATGGGCCTTTGATGCGGTTAGCCTTCTTATCAGTTTCATCAGGATCGTATTGATCGTAGTGCTTTGATATAGCGTGTATTGCCACATCTCGGTCTACGCAAAACTGTGCAACTGAAAGTCCTGCTCTCCATATCGGCTCAGCCATCTCCTGCTGATGCGTCGTTATATATTTGATTTGGTTACAACCAACACCGCAATCCGTTTTAAGCAGGATAGTTTTGAAGTGATACTCTTTGTTTCCTGCAAGTGCCTTGGTCAGCTCATTAACTTGACGTGGTAGGAAGTCTGGTACTTCTTCCTTAAAAACTAGAACGCCAAGTGTCTGCCGTAGCTCATCAAAATTAACCGGCTCGCTTGTGTATAGCAGCGTGACATCAAGCGGATTGTCTGGATCTTTGAGATTCTTCGTATCCGGCAGACGTAAGATCCGCGCTTTGTCTGCTGTGCATGCAGGGTCTGCATTGAGAAAGCTTTCATCGCATAACGTCTTGAGCCTATCCGCAGCAGGTTGCCATACAGCAGGTGCTACTGGGGTTTTAAATGTCCAGTATGCGTGTATCCCGCGCCCACTGTTTACAAGTGTCGGCCTTGGTAATGCGTTGTCCTTGCAAAAAGTCTTGAGTGCCGCGATGCCTTGCGTTTGATCCTCGTAAGGTTTGTCTGCTCCGCAATCTATATCTAACCAGAGTGCACGGAACTCTTTGGTGTTGTCTCCTGATCTTGTGGTTGGTTCCTTAAACGTAGCGCAAGCGTAGTAAGCATCAAACCCATCGTCCACCAACTGCTGCCCCGCTTGTACAACTTCTTCAGCAGACTCAACAAATTTCTTGATGACTCGTTTGTTCTTTATGCCTACTACACAGCGCCACCCCTCCGGTGCATGCACCGCAGATAACAACTCAAGCGCCGACATTTTGCAAATCCTCCGGCAAGCATTACCGATAGCTGCTGATAAAACGACTCATCAGATCTCTGTAGATTGGACGTACCTCAGTGCCTCTGAACCAGTTGTAGACTGTCTGCCTACTGACACTGAAGTACGCCGCAACGTCGGCTACAGAAATGTTGTGCTTGATGCACACCCTACCCAATAAGACTCCGAGTTTCCGCTTGTCCGCAGCTTTGTTGTCGCTGATAAGCTGTTGACTGTAGCCGATAGCCATTTTAGTTATCGTCGCCCCAAGCATCGAGAACCGCTGTCAGATCTCGTTTCTTCTCAGGTTCAACCTCAGCCTTCTTGCTTGGACGCTTTACAGGCTCTTCGATTTCCTCAACGACTGCTTTGGCTACAGGTTTAGCCGCAGGTTTCTGTTCAGTTTTGGGAAGTGCCTTAACGCTATCGATCTGCGCTACGGTAGAAGACAGCATACGCTGTGCTTCCGGTGACTTGCCACCCTCAATCGCTGCATCGTATTGGTCACGGTTTACGTAGCCTACTGCACGGAACTTAAGCACAGGCACATCAGAATCTTCATCGAAGGACATGCGCGTCACAACCATGTTGATGTTCTTGCCGTTGCCTGCGATGTACTTAGCGTACTGATCAAAGCCCATCGAATCCATATCACCTTTGGCGAAGATAGACTGCGAAGGCAGCGTCAATTGGAACAGCCCATTGCCCGGATCATTAGCAAGCACCACTGCTAAACGCTTTTGGTAGCGGCATGCACGGGTACCGTTCGTCCCAGACCCTGCGATATTCTGCGGACAGTTAGCGCACGTATCAGCTTGGCGATTCTCAGCTTTGCTGTGTGGCGTTACACCATCATCAGACCAACAATCAGGAGGTGTAATCTCCTTGGGGTTATAAGCTTTAGTATAGAAGATGCGCGAGTTCTCCTTGCGCCCTGCTGCAACAACGACATCAAGCTCAGGACGATCAGTCTTTGATACTTCTTCGCCGTTAATCACAAGGCGAAAGCGACCACCCCTGATGGAGATACGACGATTCTGTGTGCCACCTGCCAATGCCTTGGTCAACTCATCGACTTCAGTGTTCTTAAGAAAGTCGGGCAGATCTTGTTGGAATACAGTTACGTTTGACATAGGTTCCTCTTGGTTACTTACTACGACGGACAACGATGCTATACCGACTGTCGGTGTTCAGACCCGTCGGCAATAGGTTTGGATTTTCCTCAATGAATGACTTCATGTTGGTCTGGTGAATGCGCCGTTCTAATAAACCAAACGCATCGTGCTCACGTACAAAGCTGTACATGGAATCCCAATCGTTGGTCCAGTAACGGTTCTTCACACTACGAATCACAGTACCTGCTGCTGTGCGGATACTGTCAGCACCTATAGATTTGCAAGCCTCAAGTAGCTGCTCTTCGATCACATCCATCTGTTCTTGAAGCTCAGTGTCCTGCGCTTCGTAGTCAGACTTCAGCTTCGCTCGTGCATCTCTGATCTTGATATAGATGCCTGCTAATTTGTCCACAGGGACAGATTGCTTTTCTTCAGGGGACACAAAGTCTTGGATGACCTCATCCATGCTACGCTCCTTTAAGTTGTTTTGTGGGTTAACTGTAAATCATAAAGTTGACTTTGTCAAGTTTCTTTAAGCTCTTGACCATACAAGTCAACGATACGGGAATGCACATCGATATTATTTTTAAGCATTTCGTAAAGCTTGCGCTCTACTGGACTGCCTGATATATGCACTACCGTCATTGTGTTCTTCTGTCCCGGCCTATTGATGCGAGCGTTTGCTTGCAGATAAGTTTCTACAGAAGTCACAGGCGCATACCACACCACCACGTTAGCAGCAGTCAACGTCAGACCATGCGATGCTGCTTGCGGTTGGATGATAAGCACTTTGGGGTCGGGCTGCTCTTGAAAGTTCTTGATGATCGCAGCCCTGCGATTCACTGTTACTGATCCGTTGATAACGTCAGACGTTATGCCTGCCTTGGTTAGGTGACTGTTAAGCAACTCGATGGTATGCGTGAACGGTACAAATACTAAAACCTTATGGCTAGCTTCTTCAATAACTTCTTCAATGACCTGTAATCGATTGGATACATCAAACTCTATAACTTCCCTAGTGTCCGTATAGACTGCGCCACCAGAAATCTGTAGCAGCTTATTCAGCTTTGTAGCTGCATTGATAGAAGTAACTTCTTCGCCATCCGCCGAGATCATCATCTGGTCTTTGAGAATCTTGTAATACTTGCGCTGCTGTGGCGTCAGAGGTGCATCTCGTTCTACGTACATGAGATCAGGCAGGTCGATACAATCTTTTTTCTCAAACCTTATGGCAGGTTGCAGCACTTGATGCACGACATTCTCTGCATTCGGTTTGGGTATCCATCTAAACTGACTGACCTTCTGCATGACCTTGTCACGGAACGAACCAAGGAACTTAGGCGTGTTGTCTGGGTTGACTAGCTTTGCTAATCCGTAAGCATCCACAGGCGATTGTGCTGCCGGTGTACCCGTCAACATCCATAACCACTTGGCACGATCCGATACGCGCTTCATAATTTTCCAACGCTTGGTCGATACATTTTTATAAGCGTTGGCTTCATCGACAACAATCAAGTCAAACTTACCGTCAACAGTCACTGCGTCTTCAATGATCTCGACACCTTCAAAGTTCGTTATGACAAACTCAGCACGACTAGCTACTATCTTGACCCGTTGCGCTACCGATCCGTAGGCTATGTTGCATGTGCGGTGTACAGCAAACTTAAAGAGATCCTCCTGCCATGCTGACTTCATAATAGACAGCGGGCATACCACCAAGACTCGACGCACTAACCCAAGCTTCATCAGGTAGTCAGCAGACCAGATAACGGATGCAGTCTTGCCTGTGCCTTGCTCGTTGAAGCAGAACGCCTTGCGGTTAAGCGTTAAGAACTCTGCTGTAGTCTTTTGATGGTTGAAGGGTTGGAACTGCCCCGGCCAATCGTACTTCGTCGATATAGGAGATGGAACGCCTTTAATGAATTGATTAAGGAGCTGAGCCTCGTTGAGACCCCACTTAACCGCAACCTCGTACACCCCATCTTCCTGCCCTACCACCTTGCTCTTTTCTATGGCTGCTGTTATTCGGTCAGGATATTTAGTCCTGACCAGTAGCGCCCTGTTATCGATCACTTCCATGCTAGTCGTTACGCTTTATTGTGTGGTTGCTATTGCGACTGAATGATCGGTTGGCACTTGCCGAGGTGATGCGTAGGTTCTTCTTGCTGTTACCACCACCCTTTGTGATTGGGCGTTTGTGGTCTATGTCCTTGCCCTCGCGCATATCGGCCTTACCGTTGCCGTTAGCATCTTTACCTTTGCGATCAATCAGATCTCTTGCTCGTTCGCGCACCCTGCGCTCGTCTTTTTCTCCTCGTGATAGTTGCTGTTGATATTCTTTTTTGTATGGTCTAGGTTTGTTAACGTAAGGCATGATCAAGTCCTTTCGGGTTATGTTCACAACTAAACACTGGACAGAACTTACATAGTCCGCTTGTGATTGCGTTCCATGTGCCGTTCTCAAGTGCTGCTTCCAACCTAGCCAGATGCTGGATCTGCGGCTCCAGATACTCAAACTTCATATCAACCGTGTGTTTCTTCTGGATGAACTCTTTGCTAACAACAAAGAGCAGTGCCGACTTAACCGTGTGGATCTTGGGGAAGTGGATAAAGGTTGCCGCTGCTAGCACATCCAACTGCTGTGTGTCTGCAAACTTTGCATTCTTTCCGGTCTTGTAGTCAACAAGGTGCGCTACACCTTTGTCCTCGTTAACAATCAGTAAGTCCGCTATCCCTCTCCACCAGAATCCTTTTGTATTAAACCCGCAGGGGGAGAGTGAGTCTCCTTCCTTTATTAACCCCATTTCGTATTCGCAGTGCTTCGTACCCTCGATTCTTTTTAACGAATCAAGCATGCCTTCGATGAAAGCAAACCGTTCAGGTATCGGCACGTCATCTTTGATGTAGTCCTCTGCTGCTTTGTGTAGCTCCTTGCCATACAAGGTTGCTTCACTGCCTGAGTCCTTGACATCTTTCTTAACCTTAAGATGATAATACTTACGTGGACACTGTTGAAATGTTTTGAGGCTGCTGTACGACCAACTGATATTGCTCATGGGTTTCGTGGGCTAACTTGACGCTGTGGGTGAGTAGCCGGACCTCTGTAGATAGCATGGGACAAAGCTCTACGGCTTCCTGAAACCTCCTATTAAGCAACAGATTTTTTAATTGTGCAAGTAGTTTTTCAACCTTGATAGCGTTCTCAGAATAGTCAACAAAATCAACAACTTCCATAAGTTTCTCCATACCCTGCTTCACAGTTTAACGGTAGCTCTTCGCACCAATCAGGCCGCACCTTCATGCACTGCTCGACGAAAGCTTTGGCAACCTCTGCCTCTTCCTTTGGTGCTATACAAGCAATGGCATCATGCACGGTCATAACCACACGATACCGCTTAGCAATCAGCAACATCTGCTCGCCTATGATGATTCTAGCCAAAGCTTGGCAGACATTCTCCGTTACCTTCCCACCGTATATGCGGTTAGGAATAACCGCTTTACCCTTCTTGGTGTCGTACACAAACTCTTCTTTACCCTCGGGCGTGACGTGAATCCGCAGGTTGGGATACTTGAGATATAACCCGTTAGGTAGCCTGATACCGTTCTCACCCTCTGCATGTATCTTGGGCTTGTCTTCCGGCAGTCCTGCCGTCTGCCCTAACAAGATAGCTACAAGTGCTTTCTGACAGTCCTTCCACAGCAACGGGATGCGAGGGTAAGTCTCTCTGTACACCGAGATGATGCGCTGCGCTTCTTCCTCTGCGATTGCTACACCAAAGTTCTTGAGCTGAGCTTGGAACTTCTTAGCACCCATGCCGTACCCACTGCCAAGGATTGTCGTCTTACCGACAAACCGTTCATCCTTAGTGATGTCCTCCACAGGCTTGTTATATATCGCACTCGCCATGATGCGGTACACATCCTCCCCACGCTCAAAGGCTTGCACCAAGTCCCACTGCCCCGCTAGCCACGCCAGTGTCCGCGCCTCGATCTGCGAGGAGTCAGAGTCGATCATCACATAGCCTTGCGGCGCACGGATAGCATGTTTAAGCGGGGATGATCTTGGTAAGTTTTGTAGGTTAAGGTTGTCTGTGCCACCCCATCTGCCTGTATGTGCAGCGTAATACTTCAACGGTACAGGCATTGCGCCACGCTCTGCGATATTGATAAACCGTTCAGTCCTCGTTTCCTCAAGCGTTGACTTAGTACCTAGCCGCGCAGCAACAAGTGCTTGTACATCAGGATTAGGATGTTCAGCCAAAGCCTTGAACTCTTCGTCATTCTTAGCTAGTGCCAAGGTCTCACGCCCCGTGGTAGGACTAATCTTTGTAGGGGGTGTTACCCCAAGGCTTGTTAGCACATCTGCGAACTGAGGGTTGCTCATCAGTGTCGCTTTATCAACAGTGACCTTGGCTAGTAAGTCTTCTTTCTTTTTCTGCACCGCTGCTAGGTGTTCAGTCAGCGTGGTCTTATCAAGCACAAGCACAGGCTCTGAAAACATCTTGATCGTCAGGTCGATCAGCCGCAGTTCTATCTGTGGGAAGCTATGTATTAGACACGCCAACAAGTCACGGGTCAGGTCAACGTCGTTGACGCAATACTCACCGTACCTTGCAAGTTCCTCCAGTGTGAAATCTAGTCTGCGCTTACCTAGCGCGTTGGTTACTTCCGTGCCTTTGACCCCCAGTTGGTAGTGCCTCGCCAACGTCGCCAAGCTACCCCCCACTTCTGTGCCGTGTATCGCCCGCGCCATGCTGAGTGTATCAATCCATCCACGAGGCTTAATACCAAAATGCCAAGTAAGAATAGCGGCATCAAACATAGCATTGTGAGCAACCGCAAGAGACTCGCGCCAGTTGAATTGCTGTAGGAATTCTTTTGTTTCTGCATACGTACCACTAAACCATTCAGTGTCTTCACCACCAACTTTAACTGCCACACCGATAACCTCAAAGTGTGGGCTGCGTACATACTCCTCTGTTGTCATTTTAGTTAAAGAGAAGTCCCGACTGTAATAAGTTTCAAAATCAATTGTCAGTATGTTCATGTACGCAGTATCTCTTTAATGGTTGTATGTAGTGTTTCGATGTTGTCTTCGTTGACTACGAACGCCACACCCTTAGACTTCTGTATTTGTTCTATCTCTCGTAACTGTAGAGCGGTGGGTTTGTTCGTTCCTGTTTTGCACTCGATAGCAACGAAGTAGCCTCGTACACAACATATGATGTCAGGTACACCTGAACGCCCATAGCCGTGAGTAGCAGGGAAAAAATAATAAATTTTATACTGCTTCAGTAGGTCTACTACTTTCTTCTTGACCTTCGACTCTGGCGTTGTCATTGGTTCTCTCCTTCACATATTCAATCAAAGCGTTACGCATACGTATGTAGCACGATGCCCCTTCACCGTTGTGCATGAAGTATTCGATGACTTCTTTTGGGTATCGTATGTTCGTATGAACAAGCGTTGGGTTTTTGTTTGGTCCTCGCTGTCGTTTTATCGGTATATCTTTTTGATACATATTGTGGTCACCACTCATGGCTTACTCCTTGCTCGTATGGCTGCGGCAATCCGCTCACGTTCTTTGCGTAAGATCTCAAGCGTCTTGGTTTGCACAGGTTCGTTTGTTCCTTGCATCGCTAATTCAGCACACGCCTCACGTTCAGCTCTGACCGCCGCTTTTCTTGACTCATGCAACTCCCGCATTACCTCAATGACCGCAAGTTCGTGCTTAAGCATGATGGCTTTAATCATCTCAATTGGCCGTTCAATCATCGCCATCGCCGCCGCTCTGTTTTGGTCTGTTGCGTTTTGGGCTTTGATAATCGCCTCTTGGTGTAATTTGCTTAGTGATTTCATGTGTTTTTACTCATATCTTCAGCTCCCCTATTGAATCAGCTAGCACGTCATTACCTTCACTTGCCGCATACTTAGCAGCTTCTTCAATCGCCTTGTTCCATATAGCCATAGCCAGTGCTGTGTAAGCGTTATGTGGGCCTTTCGCGCATAGCTCCATATCAAGGTGAGTGACGTTCATGTCTTTGTCGATGCGTGCCCATTCGGTTGCATTGGTAAATGAAAATGCCATCGGCTCTTGACTAGGTTTAATGCCTACGCCGTCAGTCATGCTAATACGCATACGCTCCACAGGCTCGCCCATCACGAAAGGCGCAGACG